CCTGCAAGTCAGCTCAGACCCTCGGGTTTACACCCAAGGACCCAGGTCTGACCACTGTGAAACTAGACTCGAAGCTAAGCGAATACGAACCCTACCACTCAGAGGAACGGAGTTACGTTCCAACGAGCTTTCGGGAAGGACGAGCTTAGCAACCGCTTTGAGCCTAGCACGGCCGTCAACCCTTGGAGAATGAGGATAACCCTCTAATTCTTCCTCCTCGGGTCGTTCAGGCATAGCCCAGAGACTGGCTAGAAGATAGCCATCTCTTTCGTCCAGGTAAGTTTTGCTTACCTCCACCAGGTGCGAAACGAGGAATCCTTCAAAACCTCGTTGAGAGAGCTCCTTAGCTCTCCTGCCCCTGCTAGGAGTGGCTTCGTCAAAGTTCGAAACGAAACCGCCGTCTCCAAGACCTTCCGGGACCCTAAGGCGCAAGCCTTTTGGGACCGATTGGACAAGGAGCTCAAACACTTTCCGGAACCTAACATCACAACCGAGAGTTGCATTTCGGCGAGATGCTAGACGACGGATTGCATTTGCTAGTCGGTAAATCGAGTGGACGGACATCAATCTATCTTTTAGATAGATGGGTTTTAAGTCTGAACCGAGGTAATAATGGGATCCACAGCTTTCACGAAACGGAGAGTTTATAAAGCTCTTCCGCTCGTTAACTCGAAAGCCGTAGAAAACCATCATCCTCGAGAACAGTTCAAAGCACGCCGAAGGCAATATAATATCATCGCCATAGACGCTCACATCAGAAGGTATGATGTGAAGATATTCGCAGCATGACACGCATACCGCGTAAAATATCAGGGTTTCCAATTCGAAGGTAAAGCCGTTCCCCATAGAGGAGAACTTCTCCCAACGAACCGGTTTCCCGCTTTGAACGCCGTAATGAGATCGACAACTATCCATCACCAAGAGCCATCGAGGCGGTAAAACTGCCTTGACAACTTCTTCTGCGATAGAATCACTAGCAGAGGAGAGGTCAACCGTGGCGAGATGATCGAACTTCGATCCCTTCCACGCCAAACGCTGGTTTCTTTCTTGGTAGCGCAAGTCGATCCCACTCCGAAGAAGCCTTTTCCTGACCATTTCGCCGATAGACTTCTGGAACCAGAGATTTATTCCTGGTTCCACGGCGATAACTCGATCAGTAGTGGCATCCTTCGGCACAGTTATAACCTTATTACCAACTTGAAAGCGATAGCAACCGTTTTCAAGTATCCGTTCCCCCCACCTCGGATAAGCTGAGGCAAGGAGTTCAGATGGTAACAAGGAATGCAGGTCTCGCGTTATTCCAGTTTCTAACTGGAACTTATTGACTGAGCTGGCATGGCGCCTCTTCATCAGAGTCGTTGCACCAGGTCCCCAGTCTGGCAGCGAGAAGAACTCGTCTGTGTCAAACTCACCAAGAACCTTGTCGATTTTACGAATGACTGCATTGTGCAGCCACACGGTCGGGCCACTATAGAGTGGGTCCGACGACAAGTTTCGAAAGCGAGTATTCGTTTGCTTACAAAGAAGTTCAAACTCAAAGAACTTCTTCATTGCTACTTCGCGAATGTCCCAGTCCACAGATAAATCCGTGTATTTGGACAACAGCTTAGTGGCATCGTAAGCATCCCGGCAACTAACCATATCTCTATAGTCAGAAGGGATCACCTTCAGATTTGCTAGCTGCTCATGCTCATTGTGTTTCCACATGAGCCAAACAGCTAGAGACCTTGGGCAATCCAGGGCAGACAGGAACTCCTCGATGACCTTTGGAGTTACATCCTTAGGAACGCGATATGCAAGAGCCCCTTTTAAGAGGTTTGCACCATACTTCTTAGAAGACATGGAACTCTCCTTGGAAAATTACTAATAGACCAACCTAGATTCTCCCGTTAAAACTGGAAGGCTAGAAGGGTCGTTCGTAATCCAGTACTGCAGTCCGAAGTGGCGTCGCCGTTGCATCTGACGGCGCCCCATCGCTTGCGGTAATGGTCGTTGCCATAAGGGACATAAAGATGTTGAGCAGAATTAACCGCTCAGCACTCGTGCACCTTTCAGGCAAGAGGA